TGTTTAATCACGCAGTTGGTAATGGATGCGTTGAATATCAACCATTAACTCAAATAACTAGATTAACAATGCTTGAAGATTGCGATACACTTTATACTAGAGTTCGATTAAGTTGGTTAAATGATTTGGGTGGGCGTGATTACATGAATTTTACTGCCTTTATGGAAAAGGAAACAAAAACAACGAATAGTAACTACTACCAAGAAACAATGGATTGGAGTGGATATAGTCCCGTAACTGCAAACCTTACGAATCCAAACTACAATCTACAAACAAAAGGCGGTAATATAATCTATAATAAACAAGCCATGACATCGTTCGTGCTGAATACGGATTGGCTTACTCAAGATGAAGTTAATTTATTAGAAGGATTGCAAAAAAGTTCAAATGTTATAGCTTATTTTAACGATACGCCTTACAATGTGTTGGTGCCTCAAAGTGTTACAATCGGACAAACATCTTATAAGACTAAAAACATTAAGCAAGTAAAGATGGTTCAAGCTGAATTTGAGATAAATTTAAACCACGTTCAAAAGATTAATTAATGAGATTATACGTTAAACAAAATACGGGGTTTATATTGTTAGATTTAATGGAAAACAATCCTATTAAATTGAATATGTCGGTTGCTGACATAATGGATCCGACTGCAAATCCGTCAACGTATTCTCAAACATTTCGAGTACCTAACACGGCTAATAATAATTTGTTTTTTAAGAGTGCATTTAACATCAACACGGTTACTTTTGATGCAACTAAAAAAATAGAATCTTACATCCAAGATAGTAACGTAACGATTTCAGTCGGCAGTATTCGATTGACTAACATAGTTACTAACAATCGAGATAACAATGTTGAATACGAGGTAACTTTTTTTGGCGAGGTTTCTGATTTCAGTTCGGCGATTGGCGGTGGGTTTTTAAACTCATTAGACCTATCTTTTTTCAATCATGAAAAGATTTATGTAAACATTGTTAATAGTTGGAATCTTAATTTATTTGGTGGTGATGTTATCTACCCATTAATTGAGTGGGGTTATGATTATTTAAACGGTAGCCCAGTTCAAAATACATTAGCATTACACAATGGAACGTTAGCACCTAACGGATTTACAGCCAATAACCATCCGTTATCAATCGCACAATTTAAACCCGTTATTCGTGCAAAGGTTTTGATAGATGCAATCTTTCAAAGTAGTGGTTTTACTTATGATAGTTCTTTTATTAATGTGAATAATTCGGACTTCATGAATCAGTATGTAATTACCGAACAACAAGATAGGGCAACTGATACAACTATTTCTAAATTAGAGGTTAACGGATTATGGCAACAAGTACTACAAGCAGCCTCTCAAGTTATTCTATTCCCGTATGAAGTTTACGACCCGTCAAATTCATTTGATAATACTACAATGATTTTTAAAGTACCTATTCAGTTTGCTAGTCCTACTGATTATTATATTTTTGATATTGGTGGTTGGTTTACAAATTGGTCTTTTAATAATTTTTTTGAAATCAGACTAGATAATTTAACTACAAGCTCCACAATTGCAACGCATACTTTCACAGGCACTACTTATGGAACACCTTATTATTTCTTTCATACATTTAATATTTACAATACAGTTGGTGGTGTGCCATTAGCTTCTTTAGGAGATGAATTAATATTTAGAGTTATATCAACGGTTCCACCTAATGCAAACCGTAACAATGTTTCAACAGCAATTTTAAGACAAACAACATCTGTTGGAGATATTACTAATCTTAAAAACTTTCTACCTAATAATATAAAAAACATTGATTTCTTAAAAGCTATTATTGAAAGATATAATCTTGTTTTAGAACCATCAAAAACCATTGATAAACATTTCACAATCACTCCGTGGGTTGATTGGGTAGAGCAAGGCACACAACGTGATTGGACTGCTTATGTAGATGGCAATGTGGACATACAAAGCAAACCATTATTTGAATCTCAAACAAGGTCAAACACATGGCGTGATGAAGAAGATAGTGACTATGTTAATTACAATTTTCAACTAGCTACAAAAACAACCTATGGACAATTAGACTTAGATAGTCAAAATGAAATATTAGTCGGTAATAATTTAGTAGAATCTTTGTTCGCACCAACTCCATTGCTACCAATTGGTAACGCTTCATCTATTGGAACTCCAAACCAAAAGTTAGCAGCGCAATTCTTAATACCACACATTGCAAAAGATACAACAACGGAACGAACACCAATAACTCCTAAATTGAGATTGGTTTATTACAATGGAATGCGAAACGCTCCTTTAGAATGGCACATTAAAAACGACTCAAATGTTACTCAACATTGGAATCAATATCCGTTGGTTAGTCAATATAGTGTGCTCGACCCGTTAGTGACTGATTTTATTGATATGGCATGGCGTAACGCCGAACCATTATGGGATATTACTCCAAGTGTACCGAATCCGCCCGCTCGAACTACTCGAGATTTGTGGAATAATTATTGGCAAAAATGGTACGATTTTACTTATGATAAATTTGGTAAGATTTTAGAAATGAATATCGTTTTAGACTATAAAAAAGTATGGGATTTAAAATTCAATGATAAAATTTTTATTAAAGATAGTTGGTTCATGGTTAATAAAATAACCGATTATGAAGTAGGTAAACCGACATCTTGCAAAGTAGAATTAATCAGAGTAGGTGAATCTATTTCGATAGTTCCAAGTCCTATAATCGAAGGTCAATTGATGTGTTATTTTGCAAACGTAGAAGACCCGTGCGATGTGTATTGTTGCTTTGAAAATGGCAATGCAACGATTAAATACTTTGAATTAAATGGTCAATTATTCTTAGATGCAAATGGCAATTTTCCTGCACCTAGTGGCGTTTATTCCTATGGAGCTAGTAATACTTTTCAAGTAATTAACGGAATAATTACAACGTATTATAATACAAGTGGTTGTGTATGTATTCCAGACGAAATACAAAAATATGACCCATGTAGAGGTAATAGTGTATATGAAGCTGGATGTTGTCAATTCCCTTCGCAATCATTTTACTCATTTTCAAATACTGTTTACCAAGCTACCGAAGCATGGAGTGATTTGGCATTAACAACACACGTTCCAGATGGTTGGTATGCTAACCCTGGCGAATTATTTGTAGCACAATTTATTAACGGAATAAACGTACAAGTAGCGGCAAGAATTACTTGCATACCTTAAACTAAAAAAAACTATGGCAAACGAGATAAATATAGGAATTAATACCACGTCCGACCTTAGCGGGTTGAATAAGGTAGATGAAAGCGTAAAGAGTTTACGACAACAAATTAAAGAAGCTACCGCAAACGTAGCCATACTTTCTGATAAGTTTGGAGCTACTTCTAAAGAAGCCATTGAAGCGGCAAAGGCGGCAGCTATTCTAAAAGACAGAATGGGCGATGCTAAAGCCTTAACAGATGCGTTCAATCCCGATGCTAAATTTAAAGCGGTTAGTGCGTCACTTACAGGCGTGGCGGGTGGATTTAGTGCGGTTACGGGTGCCATGGGTATCTTTGGGGAAAAGAGCAAAGATGTTGAAGCAGCTATTTTAAAAGTGCAATCTGCAATGGCTTTGGCAAGTGGGGTGCAAGCGATTGGTGAAAGTATAGATAGTTTCAAACAATTAGGTGCGGTAATAAAATCTACTACGATATTTCAAAGGATTGCAACAGCAGCGCAATGGTTATGGAATGCGGCATTAAATGCAAATCCTATCGGTGCAGTTGTGGTTGCAGTTACGGCATTAATAGGAGTTGGTTATTTGATGATAAAAATGTTTAAAAGTACAAATGAAACATTAGAAGTATCAAAAGAAAATATTGAAAAATATAATAAAAAGATTGAAGCACAAACTACATTACTTGAAAATAATCGTAAGAAAAAACATGAGTTACAAGAATTTGAATTGAGGTTGATGAGGGCGCAAGGTAAATCCGAAGAAGCTATTTTAAAACGTGCCTTAGCTATTTCAAAAGAAAATCAACAAGAAGCATATAAGCAATACGAATTAAAACGTACTACTTTAGAAATGCACAAAAATATAATTGCAACTTATGAATCAACGCAAGCCGATTTAGATAAGAAAATTGCATTAGAGGAATATGGCAGTGTTTTAAAAGTTCATTATGAAGAACAAAAGAAAAATAATGCTAGAGAATTAGTTAATTCTAAAGAGCAATTAAATGCTTCTATTTTGGCAAATAATGCTGCGGTTAAAGTAGTTAATGAAGCTAACGCACAATTTAAAAAATCTAAAGAAGATTTAATAATATTTACAACTCAAAAAGAAACAGACGCAAAAAATGCTAAAATAGCAATTAAAAAAGATGAAGTTAAACAAATTGATAAAATTGATACTACACAAAAAGATAAAGATGAACAAAGAGTAAATCAAGCTAAAACATTATTAGAAAAGGCTACTAAAGAACAAGAGGATTTATTAGCAGATACAAATGTAAAGCAAGAAAATTTATTGAATGAAAGAAACAAAAAGGAATATGAAAAAATAGCAATACAAAAAGATAGGATTGCAGCATTAGAACTTGAAGCGGCAAATCATATAAAAAGACTTGAACAAGCGGTTGCAAAAGATAAAGAAATTCAAGACCAAAAAGACGAAGCGGCAAGGGTAAAAAAGCGACAAGATATTGAAGATGATAATGAAGTAAAATTAAATGCTATTCGTCAAGAAAAAAACGATAATTTAGACCAACAACGAGAATATGCAGCACATCTAAATACTTTATATGAATCACAAAAAGCTAGTGGAGTTGTAAGCGTAGAATTAGAAAAAGAAATTGCAGAACAAAAAAAGTTAATTGCAAAAACCGAACAGGAATACAAAGAATATTCACTTAATAAAGGCATTGAAGTAGCGGGACAAGCGGGACAACTTTTACAACAAATAGCTGGGAATAGTAAAGAAGCGGCAATTGGGGGGATAGTATTAGAAAAGGCAGCATCAATAGCGTCAATTATAGCGTCAACATTTGCAACAAACGCAAAGTTTACAGGACATCCAGCGTCAATACTTTCATTTGGTGGAGCGGCTGCATTACCAGTTGCATTGAACACGGCAAGTGGAGCCATTGGCATAGCGTCAATTATTGCACAAGCAAGTAAAAGTATTTCTGAAATTAATGGCGCAAAGTCAAGTGATACGGCTGGCGGTGGTGGTGGTTCAACACCATCTAAATTCGCAACGGGTGGACTTGTTACGGGCATGGGAACGTCAACAAGCGATAGTATCATGGCTAATTTATCAAATGGTGAATCGGTAATCAATGCAAAATCAACCGCCATGTTTGGTAACTTACTTTCAAACATAAATCAAATGGGTGGCGGTGTTTCTTTTGGTAATCAAAATCAAACAAATCCGATATTTAAGACGTACGTTGTAGCAAGCGAAATGACTTCGCAAATAGAGGCAAATTTAAAATTAAAACAAATAGCAAGATTATGAACAGAAAATTAATAGAATTAGTAATAAGTGAAAGCGGTGGTGTCGATAAAATTTCATTGGTTGAGGAACCAGCAATCGAAATTGATTTCATGTATTTTAAAAAAGAATTAGAAAAGTATCGTTTTGATAATGATTTACAAATTGTAATTGGGCCAGCCATGATACCTGACATGAAGATTGTTCGTATTGACGACAAAGGTAATTATTACGATGTGGTATTTTCAAAAGAAACTATTTTGAAGATTGCTAAAAAATTCATGAAAGAAGCTCGAACGAATGACATAAACCAAGACCATGAGAATAAAAAGAAAACAGGAACGTATGTTTACGAATCATGGATTGTTGAAGACGAGCACGACAAGGCAATACAAAAATACGGCTACGATGTGCCCGTAGGAACGTGGATGGTATCAATGCAAGTAGAAGATATGGAAACGTGGCAACGTGTGAAAAATGGGGAGTTAAAAGGCTTTAGCGTCGAAGGTGTGTTCGAGGAATATGAGAATGAAGAATTGTTTAATAAGATTAAAGGAATCATTGAATTTGACGAAGATAAGGCAATCGAATTGGCAAAGACTTTAGGAATCAAAGCAAAAGATTTAGAGGAATTTGAAGTCGTTGAATACGATGAAAATTTTATTCCCGTGCAAGGGTACAAAGAAGGATTAACAGTATACAAATACGATGGACCGCCAGCTGAAAGAACATTTTGTAAATCGTTATTATCATTAGAAACATATTTCACATTTGCAGAAATTCGAGCCATAGCTCAAGCACCAGTTAACCCTGGTTTCGGACCACGAGGTACAAACATTTATGATATTTGGAAATATTCAGGCGGTGCAAATTGCAAACATTTTTGGCGTAAATATTACATAAACGCAAAAGAGAAAGTAATAAATAAAGGACGTGCGCCAGGGCTTGCGGGTACCGCTCCATACGACCAACCTAATCATGGTTTCTTACCTGATAATAAATAATTATCCACATTTTTGTTAAAAACTTTAAAACAAATATTTACTAATATGTACAAATTAAAATTAAACCAAGTTAGAGAACTACTAGGCGTAGAAGTATCTTTAGAAAAAATTGTTTTAGTTGATGGAACGGAAGTAATGACTGAAAAATTAGAAGTAGGTTATCCCGTTTTTGATGCTGAAAATAACTCCGTTGGAGAAGGTGAACACACAATGGCTGATGGCACAATGTTCAAAACTGATGAGATGGGTATTATTACCGAAATCGTTTTTGCAGAAGTTGAAGAAACTGAAGCACCAGTCGAGGTAACAGTTGAAGCGTCGGAAGTTGAAGTAGCAGTTGATCCAATGCAATTAGTTTACGAATCAATTACAGAATTAGGAACTGAAATTGCTAATTTAAAAGAAAGAGTAAATTCATTCTCAAAGGCACCAGCAACAACACCAATCAAAAAAACTGAAGTTGAAGAAATTTCAGTATTTTCAAAATTAGAAAAATTAAAACAAATTAAAAACCAATTAAAAAAATAAATTATGTCATTTAACTTAGGATCTTTACCAGCATATACAGACCAATTATCAACCGACCTAATCAGTGCGGCATTATTAAAGTCTTTTACAACTGATTTCGTTACAATCGAAGCGGGAAAAACAGCAGGAACATCGGCAATCAACGTTATGAATTCAACAGTTGACATCAAAGATGCAACATGTGGATTTGCAGCGGGTCAAGTAGGTTCAAACGCTACTGTTTTTTCTCAAATTCCTTTAGTAGTAGGTAGCAAAATGTTAAAAGAACAACTTTGCCCTGAAGATTTAAGAAGCAAGTGGACTTCATCTCAATTAGGTGCAGCGGCTAACCAAGAGACAGTACCTTTCGCTGAATTAATCGCAAACAACAAAATCGCAAACATTGCTAAATTCGTTGAGAATACAATTTGGCAAGGTGATGGAGCTACATTAACTGGTTTGTTATCTCAAACTACTAATGCAAATGGTTCTATCAATTCAGCGGGTGCATACACACAATGGACAACATCAACTGCAATTGCAGAATTTTGGTTAAACGTTGGTTCATTGACTAGCGATTTACAAACAGAAGATGATTTAATCATGTACACTTCTTATGCTAACTACCAAGCATTAGTTGCAGCCTTAATCAATACAGGTGCAAGTGTAATCGGACAATTTGCGCAAGTTAGCAATGCAGCGGGTGTTAACGCTCCAAGTTCATTCGTTTTCCCTGGTACAAACATTACAGTTTTTGCTGCACCTGGTATCAATGATGCGGCTCGTGTAATCATAGCTCCAAAAAAATACATATTCTTTGGAACAGGATTGTTAGATGAAATGGATACGTTCAAATTCTACTATAATGAAGCTGACGATATCATGAATTTCAATGCTAAATTCAGATTAGGAACAGCGGTTTATGTTTCTCAAGTAGTATCAAATTTATAAATAAAAAAGGGGTGTAAAAAGCCCCTTATTTTTCAACTTAAAAAAATAATTAAATATGGCATGTAATATAACGCAAGCAATACCTTTAGATTGTATGAACGCCTTAGGTGGTGTAAGAAGTATCTTCGTTTTTGCTGAAGGAGCGAATATACCATTTGATATTCAAGCAGTGGTAGCTGGAGAGGTTACTTTGGCTGGTGGAAGTGGTGGACCTTTTTATCAATACAAATTTGCAAAAGATACAGCAAAATTAACAGAAACTGCAACGATTTCAAACGCAAACGGAACGGTTTTTTATACAACTGAATTAAGCGTAAACATTAGCAAAAGAGAAACAGTTAAAAGAAACGAATTTTTGTTGTTAGCAAAGAATCGTGAAATTCGTGTTATTGTAAAAGATAACATGAATCAATATTGGTTAATGGGCAATGCACGTGGTGCGGTTTTATCTACAATGGTAGGTGAAGGCGGTCAAGCAATTGGAGACATGAACGGATATACATTCACATTCCAATCAATGGAAGCGGATCCAATGCCAGCGTTAAGCACAACAAGTGCAAATGCGCTTGATTCAATAGCTCCAGCAACTACAGCAGTAGTTGGAGGATTTGATTTTGTTACTGCCCTTTAATAAATTAACCTTTTAAAAACACAAGCGGTGCGAGGAATCGTGCCGCTTTTTTTATTTTTATTATGATGATAAATTTAGTAACTGGTGCCAACACATTTTTAATTTATGGCGATTTTGCATTGACGATTTCAAGTTTAAGAATACATTTATTTAATGGATTTGATAAATTAGACCACGAATGCAAATTGATATATCACAACAGAATTGAACGATTTACAGAATTTACATTTTATGTGAATGATAATGTTATAGGTGATTTTCATTTGAACGATTTACCATTTGGCAATTATGATTATACATTGCAAGTTGAAGATTTAATTTACACACGTGGTCAAGCATTTTTAGCGGGCGATACGGAAGTGCAAAAAATAGAATATATATCCGATAATGAAACAAGCGAAAGCATAATTTATGTAAGTTAATGAGAACAATTATAGACACATTAAAAGAGCCCGTAAACATTTTAAATGTTACAACATTTGGCGTAAGTTTAACGACATTACCCGACCAATTAAAATCAGTTTTTTACATTGTTTCGATTATAGCTTCAATATTGGTTTCGGTTAAGTATATTTACGAAATTATTTCATTGCGAAAAAACGCTAAAAAAGATATTTAATAGTATGAACAAGTTTAGTTTTAATTCACTTTCACAAATTCAAATAAATTTACCTACGTTTTCAGAACGTGGTTCAAAGAAATGGATAAATTTTGGCGAAGATAATTTATATCCGCAATTTATAGCGGGCTTATTTTTGCGTAGTGCCATCAATAGAACAGCTATTCAATCCAAGATTGATGCTACTATTGGCAACGGATTAAAGACCACAGACGAGGCTTTAAATTACGTTTTAGTGCGTGCTAATCCGATTGACTCATGGAATGATGTGTTTGAAAAATGTGCTCAAGATTACATAACTTTCGGTGGGTATGCTTTAAATGTAATATGGTCAAATGATGGTAACAATATTAGTGAGATTTATCACTTAGATTTTACGAAGGTACGAAGTGGTAAAATTGAAGCGGGAGACGATGCACCAATGGAATATTTCTATTCTACAAATTGGGAAAATGCAAACAAATATAAGCCTACACAATACGCAACTTACAACCCTACATTGTCAATTGAATGCCCTTCGCAAATACTTTACGCATTTGATTATGAACCTGGGAATATCTATTATCCATTGCCTACCTATGCTGGTTCAATAAACGATATTCAAATTGATATTGAAGTAAGTAAATTTCATATATCTAATTTAGCAAATAGTTTAAATCCTTCTTTGTTTATTTCTTTGAATAATGGCATACCAGCACCCGAAGAAAGAAAAGAGATTTACGATGAATTAACAATGGCTTATAGAGGCACAGAGAACGCTGGAAAAGCCTTCGTTGCATTTAGTCAAGATAAAGAGCATGCGCCCGAAGTAACACCGATTTCAAGTACTAATGATAGTTATTACACTACCTTAGAAACGAGAATCACAACACGAATATTAACAGGACACAGAATTACAAGTCCATTACTTTTGGGATTGTATAACGGTGGCGCAGGATTTAGCTCGAACGCTGATGAATTAGCCGTGGCTTATAATCATTTTATCGGAACGTGTATTCGACCAATCCAAAAAAGTATGTTGAGAGTATTTAACAACTTAATTCTAAATAGAGGTTACGAAACTGAATTATTAATCGTACCGACTACAATTATCGAACCTAAAATAACTGTTGAATAATGGCAATTACTAACGTACTTTTCGTATCCGAAACAAAACTAAAATCATATACATCAATTCATCAATCGGTAAGCCCTGACGATTTACAGCCTTTTATATTACAGGCTCAAGATATCTACTTGCAAAATTATTTAGGTGCTACTTTTTACCAAGAATTACAAACACAAATAACAAACAACACGTTAACTATTCCAAACAAAAAAGTACTAGATGATTTTATAGGAGCCATGCTTTGTAACTATGCTCTTTACCATGCTTTACCTTTCTTAAAGTACAAATT